GATTCAATGGTTCCCAGGACCTCGTCGACCTGAAGACCGGATCTCGCCAGGAAAACCATGCCCTCCGCGGCCTGGGCAGCGCTGAATCTCGTGGAGATACCCAGCTGCTGGGCCGTATCGGAGAGCTGCTTGAATTGTTCGTCGGTAGCCTGAGCGACGGCCTGGACCGTGCTCATGGCCTGACTGTAGTCAGCCAGGAGTCGAATGCCGCCGATGATAACAGCAGCACCGCCCAGAAGAGCGAACAAGCGAGCCATGGAGGCTCGCAGGTTGTCCGCTTTTGTTGCCGTTCTGTCGAGAGCTCGATCGACGCGCTTGGTATTTGCTTCCGCGTTCTTGGGGTCGACGACTACCCGAATTCGAAAATCTACCATTTACTTTTTACGCTTTCTGTTCTTTTCTCGCTCCTGGGTGAGCCAGTCGAGATAAGCAGCGTCCATCGTCCGGATAATATAGATGAAATTTTCAAGCGTCATCCGGTCGAAGCCGCGCCTTTCTCCGTACTCTTCGATCTTGCTCGCCGGGATCGGACCTACTGAAAAGCCGATCGACCGCTCTGTCGAGAGCTGCCAGAAAGCCTTCATATAGTAGTCCAGCCCTGGCGGGCAGTCGGGCTCCTCTTCATACCACGAGGGGGGTGGCTGGCCGCGCTCGATAAGCACCTCCACGGCGAAGCCATCCCGCTCGTAGCGCAATTCGAAGAGAAGCTGCTTTACGAGTTTTTTCCCAGGTCCTCGCGGGCCTCGGAGTCGAGCTCGTCCTCGTCGATAAAGTTGTCAATGTCTCCGCAAAAATCGCGGAGGTCGTTGAAGAGGTGAGTCGGGATCGCTCTCAGGAAAGCCTCGCAGTTTTCCACGGAGAACGGGACCGCTTCACCGTTCGCGTCCACCGGAGCGACCGGCCAGTCTTCCACGATGTACCGGGGAAAGAGACGATAGTCCTGCTCCCGGTTTTCCTGCAAGGTTTGAGTGCTCATCTTGCCGCGTCTCAGCGAACGGAGCATGTGCTTCCCCTTTTTCAGAACTTGATTCATGTAGGGGCTGTTCACCTCGCTCGCCGGCTTGACTCGAAGAGTCGGCTCGCCTTCGATGTCGTGGAAGGTGTAAAGGGCAGTAGCCGAAGACTTGACCTTCAGCTTTTCCAGGTTGGAAAAATTCGGTTTCTCGCTCATGATAATGTCCTCGTTTCAAAAGTCCTCGAAAACTGGAGCCGTCACGCGACGGCCCCAGGGTTTACGTTACTGTTACGGCACGGCCGGGAACATGCTGATCCCGAGCGTATAGTCCAGGGTTGCATCCCTGAAGGCCTCGCCCGTGGTATTGATCCGCACGCTCTCATTCCTGGGCAGCTCCAGATCGCCTCCGCCCATGGTCATGCTCGGAATGTCGAAAGCCATAGCGCCGTCGTCATTCTTCAGGATGAAATCGAACATGACGGTCTCGTTATCCTTGATCGCAGAGATCACGTCCTCGTTCGTAAGCAGCAGCTGAGCCTCCACGTCGACCAGATAGGTCCCGGTGTTCAGCTCCGTCGCGCCCAGGGTGCCGAGGCACTTCTCGGGAGTGACCTGGTTGTTCAGGGTGAGAGTCACGCTCTTGAAGCACGTGGTCAGGCCGGCCTCATCGGTCTGCTGCACGCGCAGCCTGCCGATGTCGGCCGACGTATTAAAGGCCGAGGTCTGGACGGTCTTGACCGGAGTGCTCGCGCCGGTTCTCTGAGCCGTCTCAGGGTTCTCGGTATCGGTGCCCACGAAGCCGAACTCCACGATCGCCTTGTCGGCGAGAGGCAGCTGGAAGCTGACCTGGTTGCCATAGTTTCCTTCGGCATACTGCCAGCGGGTCGCGGCAGCCGCGCCGAGGTTCGGCATGGCGAGCTCGAACTGGAAGGATCTCTCCAGGAAGTCCGAGTCGGTCACGGTCACGTTCCGGAGGAATCCACCGAAAAGGATGTCGACCTGGATGCCCGTGCCGGCACCGTCGGAGGTTGCCAGGTCGCCGCTCACCTTGTCGCAGACGATCGCGTTCGCAGCGATCGAAACGATCCGAGCGTAACCGACGCCCTCGCTGAACTGATTCGTCGAGGTGAGCCCGCCGAGGTGAATCACTTGCCCAGCGGTGAGGCCGAGAGTCGTGAAGTCCAGGACCGGCGATCTCCATGGTCGCGTTGTCCGTATTGCCAGGAGTCTCGTCGATCATGACGTTCACGCTGTTCGCGATCTCCGTCACTCCGACGGCACTTCCGGAATCGACCTCTTTCATGCCGTTGTTCGTGGGGTTGTCGAAGCCACGAGAGAAGACCAGTCGGCCCGCTGTCATGGCCGTGGTGATCGAGTCATGGGTGAAGCTGTCACCGCCGACGTCTCCGTCCGCGGCCAGGTTCTGAAAAGCCGCTCCCGACTGCTGAGGGCCGACTCTCGTGGTGCCTCCGCTATACGGATAGCGAATGCTTGCGAAGCAGTATCCCTCGATGAAGTCCAGGAAGACTTCGCGGGTGATGTCGTGCTCGAACTCGACGGTCGAGTCGACGTCCGTGGTTGTTCCTTTCCGACGTTGTCGGTCGGGAGAGATCGGATCTCGCGCGACCTTAGTGGTATTCGCGCCCCACGTGGTAATATCATTCGGCTCCAGCAGCTTCCACGTGGGAGAGCCGGGCAGCACGCCCAAGGACTGCTCGATCGCGTAGGCCAGCGAAAGCCTATTAGTTTTGACTACGCCCATTTAATGCGCCTCCTTGTTATTTCTTGAATTCGTAGGTAAAAGCAGCCCTGACATTTCTTCGCTGCCATTTATCAGGCTTCGAAGGCGGCGGAGAAGGAACTTTCACGATTTCCACTCCATCGACGAAGTCGAGATCGCTGAAAGCCTTACCTTCGAAAAGTGTTCTGACTGCCTCCGCGATCACATTGATCTCGCTCGTTCCGTTTCCGTCGCGGACGTGCACCAGTCCTGAGACCAGGTTCTGCCGATTATAGCGACGGTTATTCTCCGCGCCGAGAGTTTCTTGATTGCTACCGATCTCGGTCACCATGAAAAGCACCCAGGAGTCCTCACCCTCGTCGAGAGCGGTGTCGTCTTCACCTTCGAAGATGAACTCCGTCAGGGTCCAGTTATCGACTATCCTTTGATAGATGCTTTCGGTTGCCGTATCGATATTATCAGGCATTAAGAGCCTCCCTCAGAAATAAGACTTCCGCCTCCGCCTCCGGGTTTCTCGGCGTCCTGGACTGCTCTGAGGATCGCAGCTTGAACAAAGCCAGGAGAGGCCTGTGGAGACGAGCCTTCATTCAAATAAACGATGTAGGGCACGTTATTCGAAATCGTGATTATGCCCATTCCGAGCTTGTAGGATACGACGATCGCCGCGATCCCTTGCTGCTGAGCTGCCTGAGCAGCCCCAGCGCCGGCCTCGGTTCGTTCACCGACAGGATTATCTGGGCCGGGCCCGATCTCTGGAATCCAGTTGTTTCGGGCCCAGCCGAGATCGCGAGGAGTATCCTCGGTGAGGTTTGCCGTAGCATTGAGAACGATTCGAGTCACTCGCCTGGTCGTGAAACCTTCGAGCGATCGAACGATCATCCTCACTTGTGGATCTCTCGCCATGTTACTCCTTTGAAGAAGCTGGCTTCTTCTTTTTCTTCGCGGCCTTCTCTTCGCTTTTGCTCAGAGTCGGGTCCTCCAGATAGCCTCTATGGATAAGGTAATAAGCCCTCTTCGCTGTCCAGCCGAGAGCTCGCCAGTCCACAAGATCGCCCGCCTCGAAAGACGAGAGATCTTGTGAAAAGGGTTTCAGTGCCTCCAGGGGAGACTTGAGATTTTTCATCCACTCAAAAGCCATATTGTCCTCGTTTCCCGTAGTCGTTACTACGAAATGACGCTCTCCAGCAGATAGCCCAGGTCAGCCGAGATCAGCTTCTGGACGTAGGCCTGCTCGATCTCGACCCGATCGGCCTTCTTGAGAGGCACGCGCTCTCTGGAGATCCGCTGTCCGGCAGGGCCGGCTCCGGCGTATCCGCTCCAGCTGAACGTGTAGCCGCCCGAGGGCACCATGAGACCGGGATTCGGAGCCGCGTAAGTAAGCAGCATGTGCTTGCCGGCGATATAGGAGAAGCTGTCGGTCGCACCTTCCGCGGCCGTGTTCTCGATCGCCTTCGAGACCATGATGTCGTCGATCTCGACGAGCTGAGCGAATGCTTCCATGCTCACCTTCGCAGCGCCGGGAGCGGTCTGACCGTACTTGATCCGTTCGACGATGTCGGCATGGTTCTTGAGAACGCCCCAGACCGGCCGGCCCATGACGCCCTTGTTCGGCTCGAAGCCGGTGCTCTCGCCCATGGTCTCGATCCCGTCCTCGATGTCCTTCAAAGGATCGGAGCCGGAGGCCGCGTCCCAGAGGGTCGAGGGAGTCGGGTCGTTCGTCCAGACTCCGGCCGCGAAAAAGGCAGTCGCCCAGGTCTTCTCGCGGTGAATCAGAGCCTGCATGGAAAGCAGCTCGGTCGCTTCCCTGTCGGGCTGGAGAGGGTTGTCAGTGTTCGCCCGACGCTGGTCGGGAATGTCGTGGTGCAGTGCGTACACCTCGGCGAAGTAGTTCGCGTTCGAGACCTTGTAGTCGATGCCAGCCGACTCGGTAGCCGGGGCCCGCTTCTTCATCTCGGAGCGAAGGAACATCCCGCGAGGATAGGTGAAATACAGATCGCTCTGCTTACCTACGGGGATATTCGGGAAGACCCTGTCCGCCACGTAATTTCTCGCATCTTGCATGAAAGCGATCGAGATATTCGTCAGCGGCCCGTTGACGTGAACGTCGGAGGGGGTCGGTTGCGCTTTCCGAATCATAATTTCCATCGAAGTTTACCTCCTTTAAAAGGTGTTTTCTGTTCTGTAGACTCGATCGCCTACTTTATGTCAGGATGTGCTTGCTCACCATGAGAACGGGAACGATCGCATCAGCGGCACCGGTCGCGAGGGCTTTGCCCAGCACGTGGTCACCGGAAGCAGCAGTGATCGAAGCACCGTTCGCGTCGGACTGGACCTTGTCGCCGGCGGTCACTCCACCGGTGCCGACGTAGGTCTTCGCCACGCCGGAGAAGGCCAGCTCGGTCGCACGGCCGGCAGCGGCCGGGCTGTTCTGGATGATCCCGTCCGCATCTCCGCCAGCCGAAGCCACGACGGCGACCTGCCCGCTCGAATTGACCAGGCCCCAGCGGTAGATCCCAGCGGAGGAAAGGTCACCAGCGGCCGGCAGGCTAATGCTCTGATAATTCTCTTGTACGGCCATTTTTTAAACTCCTTTGTTTTTAGCCTATGAATCACTTTTTCAAAAGTGCGCGAACCCCTTCACGCTCTCCGCCTGCCTTGTTTACAGGCCCTTGGACCGGCGATCCGCTTCCATACGCTTCGCCAGGTCACGGCCCTTCTCGGTCTCGGTCAGGACTTCGGCCTTCGCCTTCACGAGGCTAACCTCGTTTTTCTCGGCGTACTCTTCGGCGAGTTTGTTGTATTCGGCTTCGAGAGAAGTCGACTCGGGCTCGCCCTGCTCGCCGATTCTGGTGAAGGCCTTGCTAAGGTTCTCATTGCCGGCCTTGAGCAGAGCCTGCACGCCCTCGCGGACCTTCAGATCTTCGATGCCGTCGACGGCCTTCAGGAGGAACTTCTTCACCTCCGGCTCGCCGGGAAGGTTGGATAGCTCTTCGTCCGCTCTCTTGGCGAGATCGGCGTCTTCGCGCTTCTCACGCTCTTCCTTGGCGATCCGGGCTTCCCGGTCGGCCTTCTGAGCCATCTTCACGAGACGAGGGTCGTCCATCTTCCGGAACTCTTCTCCATCGTCGGAGGTGTAGATCACGGGGTTCTCGCCTTCGCTCTTTTTGAGCTCGGCCTTGCGCCCATCGGCGTCCATGTCGAGGAACGCCGTCTGCCCTTCGGAGTCCAGCTTGCCATAGTGGGCCTTCTCGGCGTCGGTCAGGCTGCCGTAGGCCTTGGAAATGGCCAGCTCGTTCTGGACGTCCTGGAGCTGCTTTTCGACCGCTTCGACGGTCTTCTCGTTTTCTTTCGCCATTGGTACTTGCTCCTTTTGCAATCCATTATCGAGTGATTTCAGCGCCAGGGCTCCCTCCTTCGGGAGCTCGCTTTCCGCGCCGAGTGCCCTGGCTCGCCGCTTGATGTGTTGAGCGACGGGCCCCTTGTTCTTCGCGCGACCGAAGGCCTGAATGGCGTTCCTCAGATCGGCGACATTTATGATCGGATAAGAGCCGTCCGGCATGGCTTTTCCTTCTTTCGCCAGCTGCCGGCGCTGCTCCGGAGTGAAATTCCTTTTCGAATATTCATCCTCTTCCGGTTCGAACCGTTTCTCCATGAGGTCGTGACCATGCCCGTCGGCCATGCCGATTTGAATCGAGCCGTCATTTTTCTTGACCCATGGATGCGAGTGACCGAATTCGGCCCCACTCGCCTTATTGTGAGACGTTGTTCCACCCTCGTCGGTTATGTCCACAAGGTGAGAGTGACCCTTCTCGTCGGAGGTCAAATAGAGGCCGGCGCTTTTGAGCATCTTCTCGAAAGCGTCCTCCTCCGACTCCGCCCGCTTGATCAGGAGGGCACGAGCCCCTTCCTGGGCAGGTCGGTCAACGCCGCTTATCTCATCGATCCTGAGAGACTCCATAATAGTCCGCTTTTTTGCATCTTTCATTCTTTTTTCCTCATAGCCATGAGAATAAGCTGCCGTTGCTTGACGCTCCGCTTGGGCTCTATCTGGATAGCATTTTCCATGCTCTCCCCATTTCCAGCCTCGTTCTCCTCCTGGAAGCGTGCACCGCATAATAGGCATACTTAGGACTCCGAGCCGAGGTCCAAGTAAATCAGGTCGACCGTGCCAGCGAACGACTGGGTCGCCGTGGTGCCGATCGTCGCCTGGATATTCAGGTAGACGGCCTTCGCACCAGCTGCCAGGAAGAGCGAATCCTCGGTATCGCTCACGGCTGCCTGCATGACGCCCAGAGCGGCCACGTCGTTCTCCCCGACGAGGTTCTTCTCGCCGGCATTACTGAAGTCCGTCGAGGCGAGAGCCGCGGTCCCGACCGCGTAGTCGATATCCTCCGGATCGGTGATCACGGTGCCGTCCACGGTGCAGACCAGGTTCACGACCACGCCGGCGACGATGATATTCGATGCAGGAAGATCCACGAGCTTCAGGCTGCCGTAGTCGTTCGCCTCATCGATCTCGATCTCGGCCGCGGTCAGGGTCAGGCGCTCGACCTGGTAGCCGCGCGCCAGCTTTTCGGCAGTCACGCCGCCGGCCGTGTTCGGGGTCGAGGAAAGTCCCTGGCTGATCTTCCGACCAGCAGATTCCAGATAGAGATTGTCACTCTGGAGCTGGGGAATCTCGCAAGGGACCGGGATCACGTGTTTCGCTTTAGGAAATGTCATTTTGTTTAAACTCCTTTTTTAGTCTTCGACGACCTTGTCTTTGCCTCTCACCCCTCCGATTGAAAATCCCGTGAGCTCGCCGCTCTTGAACTTGCCCAGCATGGTCTCGTCCGGCTTCAGGATGATCATGAGCCCGGTCTTCGGGCAGGTGATATCGAAAGCCTTCTGGATCTCGGCAGTCATGGGAAAAGCAAAGATCACCTCGCCGGCGTTGGAGCGGCAGTGCATCTCCTTCGCGGCTCGGCTGCTTTGCATGAAATCCGTAGCTGCTTTGAGCATGGCGTGTTCGGGAATGTGATCTTTCTGGAGGTCGAAGTAAGGCTCCCCGTTCTCAGTGCAGACTATGCCCCACCCCAGCACGAGGCCGAGCTCTTCCTGCACGTCCAGAACTTTTGCATACGTTTCGAATTTTCGCATAACTTCTCCCAAGTGTACCCTAACTTTTACCAAAAATAAAGGAAAAATTTAAAAATTTTCCGGTTCCTTGTACCTCGTAGTAACCGCGCATCGGTCCTGGACGGAGTCCGCCGGCGGAGCCTCTGGATCTCCAGGGTATCTCATGGAATTCCCGAGCCCGGTGATAAAGGGCTGCCCGACCTGCTGCTGCTGCCGATCCATAACCCGGTGACTTGCCCGGACCCGATTGTCTTTTGACGTATCCCATGTTCTGGTAAGAGCATCGGGCCGAAGCGTCCCGGAGTCAAAAGCCTGTTGATACATCTCATCGGTTCCCGCGTGCACGGCCCGGAGGGACTCCGTTCTCGCTATAACTTCGGATCTATACTTGATATAGCGATCACGATAGCGTCCGACCATGCGATCGATCTGTTCCGGGCTCAGGCCTTTCCCTTCCTTGATCGCCCTGGAGAAGGTCCGATCGAAGCGAGCGTCCCGGAGCTTCCTCCGGAGAGCCGTCGCGTCGAGCTCCTCCAGCATGCGCCGATAGTTATTCACGGCCCGGACCTGGCGGTCCGTGAGCCCGATGGATCCACGGAATTCGCGCGCCATGTTCCTCGGGTTGAGCCCGCGCCGGATCCCGTCTCTCAGGGCCTCCCTGGTCGCGTCTCGCTGCCGCTGTGTGAACTGCCGGATCAATCGGAGCGTGTTCTTCTGTATCTCGTTTACTGCACGCTGGTTAATCCCGTTATAATTGACCGTGATATTCAGCGCGTTCTGGATCAGCCTCGCGGTCTCGTCAGCAGCCAAGACGAAGGTATCTCCCCAGAGCCGGCCGAGCTGGAGAGCCGCGGTCTCGGAGAGAACAATCGCCTCCTCGATCTGCCCGAGGGCGAGGAGCTCCTCGATCCTGGTCAGGGTCATTTGATCCCGGATCGTGTTCACGACGGCCAGAAAGCGGGCCCTCCACTTCGGAGCCATGCTATCGGCCAGCGCGATCAGCTTCGAGCTCGGCTGAACGAAAGATTTTTTCGCTTTAGTAAAAATTCGTTTATCCTCCTGGATGTAAAAACGCCCTGACTGCCGCATCCTTTGCCTCAAGTAATTTTCTTAAAGCAACCGTTCTTTCAGGACCTGGGTCCGTTGTTGTTATAATGTGCCTCGCTAAATTCCAAAATGGTTTTGATGCACCTTGAAGTTTTTCTGGCAGGTGCTCATAATCAAACCACTTCATTAACCGTTCCTCGTGCATTTTTAAACTCCTTTATTTTACTTCTAATTCGTAGGTCGCCAGCGCCGGGTCGGATCCGATCGGGCCCACGATATCGTAGGTCTCGCCGTAGATCGTGATCTGGTCGTTCACCTCGGGGACCGCTCCGCCCTGGATACTGTCACCGATGATCAAGACGATATAGTGGCCGGCCGCGATCACGGTCCCGTCCATGCGCTCACGCTGGGCCTTGTCCATGAAGCCCTTGCAGTCATGATCCGTCTCGGTCTTCACCTTCCCACTGGTCAAGGAGCCCGAGGTCCGCGCGCCGGACGTGATCTTCGTCAGCACCGCGGAGGATAGGCCCTTGCTCATGATCTTGTGAATCAGGCCAGAGATATTTACCCCAAACAATTTTCTGCCCATTATGCCAGCCCTCCGCCGAGACCATAGCCGTCGTCACTGTCGAACTGACTCTCGATGTCCACGCCGGGAGCATAGGGAGCGGTCAGCCCGCTCGCTCCTTCAAGGAAGTAGCGGATCAGCTCGTGGGCCTCGGTAGGGAATCTCGGATACTTCCCGGCCGTGCCCTTGAAGAACTCGACCTGGGCCGAGCCGGCCTGGACGCGCTTCACGTTGCTCCCCTGGTCGAGGGACTGGGTCGCGGTCTCATCGTCGAGCAGGTAAAGCACGAGCTCGTAGCAGGCATTCTCCACGGCCGTCGGCACAGTATCCTCCGCGACTTCCTGGCCGTCCTTGTCCGTGAGCCCGGTCCTGGGGAACTCCAGCGCCTGGGGGGTCGCCAGATCATACTTCTGCCCTTGCCAGTTGGCTCGATCCAGCCAGCGCGTCGCGGAGACGTGGGCCTTCTTTCTGTTCGTACTGCTCGCGGAATCGTAGGCGCTCGAATTCATATGTGCCGCCATATAGGACTTCAGGCCCGCGGAGGTCCCATAAACGTCGTAGTTGATCCCGCTGATTGTTACCGTTCCCATGCTTCTCTCCTTTAGGTTTTCGTCACGTCCTGGACGACGTTCCATTCGCCCTTCGCGACGGTCCTGATCTTCGAAGCCAGGTCAGTCTGCTCCAGGTCGAAGTAGTAAGTCGAGGGAGCCTGATCAGCTTCGCCGGCGGAAAGCGTGAACGTCACGACGCCGTCCGTGCCCACCGGAACCACGCCGGTCAGCTTGAAGAGCTGAGTCGTCTCGTCCGTCGGCTCCTCGTTCGTGTCCACGGAGAGCTTGTAAGTGAAGCCAGTAATATTCACGACCGCGCCGGCGGAGTCCTTTATCACGAAGGAAAAAGGAAAGGTATCACCGCGGACTCGCGTGATATTAGTGGCCTGATAACTCATATCAAAAGTTTCTGCCATTTTAATCACCGTCCTGATAAGTTATTATTTTCTGATCTCCGGCCAGTGTAACATCGAGGGCATCGGCTGTCAAGACCACCTCGTCCGGAATCGGATGAACCACCACGTCGAGAACGCTCGCAGCCAGGCCCGCGTTCACGCGCGCGCCCGCGAGAGCGACGTCCTGCTGCTCTTCGGCCAGGATCGTGTCGAGCTCCATGAGGCTCAGGATCGCGTCGATCGTCTCCGTCTCGACCTCCGGGGAGAGCTCCGCTTCGAACTCGGCCGCGGCCAGGATCGCCTCCAGGGCGTCCTCTTCGAGGCTCACGTCCTGACCCGTGCCGGCCAGGGCTGCCAGGCAGGAGGTCGCCGCGAGGATCGCGTCCTGGATATTCGACGCCAGGATCACCTCGAAGACCTCCATGATCCCTTCGCCCAGAACGCGCGTCAGAGCCTCCTGGATCGTCTCCTGGTCGTCCACGACGCGCGTGAGGCCCCTGGCCGCTACGAGGGTCTCGACCAGGGTCTGGACCTCCTGGACGACCTGGACGATCGCCCTGACCCGGAGAACGGCCTCCACGAGCTCCTCCTGCTCGTCGACGACCTGGGTGATCGCCTTCGTGTGATTCACGTCCTCGACGACCTGCTGGACCTCCTGGACGATCTGGGCGATCAGCTTCGAGTGAAGCACGGCCTCGACCAGCTGCTCGACGTCGTCGACCGTCCTGACCAGGGTCCGAGCCGTGTCCACGGCCTCGACGACCTGCTCGACCTCGGCCAGGATCTTCACCAGGGTCCGCGAGGTGACCAGGTCCTCCTGGATCGCCTCCTGGTCGTCGGCCAGGCGGACCAGCTGCCGGGCCCGGACCACGGTCTCGGTGATCTGCTGGACGTCATTCACGACCTGGAGAAGGCCCCTCACGGCCTCCGTGGTCTCGACGACCTGCTCGACCTCGTCGACGACCTGGACCAGGCCTCTCACGGAATCCACGGCCTCGACCAGCTGCTCGACGTCATTCA